TATTAAGACCTGGCGCTGATTTAAATAATGTGCAGCTTGCGGATTATACCGTAAAAAATGTAACCATTGAGCCGCGTTATGGCACGCAAGCCCAAACTTATATTGAAGGCTATGGCGACATAAGCGAGCCTGTAACTGTTGGGCAAGAAGTAGAGCAAGCAACATCAATCACACAAACAGTAGATGATCCAAGCGTTAATGGTGTTGTTATTACAATAACGGTGCCAGCGCTGCAAAGGTTTGAAACCAATGGCGATATTTTAGGTTCTAGCTTTACTTTTACAATTGCATTATCTTATAATGGCGGCGGATTTACTACCGTAAAAACTGAAACTATAAGCGGCAGGACAGGCGATGCGTATCAACGTGATTATAGAGTTGACTTTACAACCGGTTGGACTGGTTCTGTTGCAATTAGATTAACTAGAATCACTGCCGATAGTGCTGATCCAGCAACAACAGCAAACGCATTTCAATGGGCCTATTATCAGGAATTAGTATATCAAAAGCTTACATATCCAAACAGTGCCATTATGGCATTAAAGTTCGACTCTCAGCAATTCACATCATTACCTAGCAGGGCATACCGTATACGTGGCATCAAGGTGCGGGTGCCAACTGGGATTACGGTAGATCAAACCAATGGGCGCATAATATATCCTGGCGGCTATACATTTAATGGCACGCTGACAGCAGAAAACGCGCGGGTGTGGACATCAGATCCGGCATGGATATTGTTTGATTTGCTTACTAGCACACGGTATGGGTTTGGGCAGCAGTTAGTTGAAGCACAGCTTGATAAGCCAGCTTTCTATGCTGCATCGCAATATGCTTCAGCATTAGTATCTAATGGCTTGAACGGTACTGAGCCTAGATTTAGCTGTAATGTATTAATACAAAACCAAGATGATGCTTATAAGTTAATAAATGATTTATCAAGCGTTATGCGAGTGATGCCTTTCTGGTCAACTGGTACATTAACAATATCGCAAGATTCCCCGCGTGATGCGTCGTATTTATTTACGATGGCTAACGTCACAGAAGAAGGATTTAGTTATGCTGGCAGCAGCCTTAAAACTAGGCATACAGTAGCAGTGGTTAGCTACCTTGATTTGCAAACGCAAGATGTAGCATATGAAGTAATTGAAGATGCAGTAGGTATTGCCAAGTACGGTGTATTAAAAACTGAATTGCGTGCATTTGGCTGCACCAGCCGCGGCCAAGCGGCAAGGCTCGGCCATTGGGTTTTGTACTCCGAGGCAAATGAAACTGAAGTTGTTACATTTACATGCAGCATTGAATCTGGCGTTGTTGTAAGGCCAGGGCAGGTAATAAAAATTGCAGATCCATTGAAATCAGGTATCAGGCGGGCTGGCCGGATTAATGCTGCAACCATAACCGAGATCACAATAGATGATACCGACCAGACAGATGTAACAGAATTGTTCAATGCTACCTTATCTGTGATCATGCCTGATGGCACTACCCAAGAACGCGATATTGCAAGCATCACTGGTGCAGTTATTACAGTATCAACTGCATTCACTGTTGCGCCAAATGTTGCCAGCATCTGGATGCTGCGTAATACTGATGTCGAAGCAACAACATGGCGCGTGCTTTCAGTAACAGAAAACGATGGTACTGAATACCAAATTGCAGCCCTAGCTCATAACCCTAGCAAATATGATTATGTAGAACAAAACCGGCCATTACAAAATCCAAACATTTCAATCACTGAAGCCAGCCCTGACGCACCAATTGGCCTAAGCAGTGAAGAGATATTCTATGCCACAAACAATAGAGCATCAACTAAAATCCTTGTGAAGTGGCAACCTGTACGAGGTGTAAGTGAATATCAAATACATTGGAAACGAGCGGATGGTAATTGGGAAGTGAATGATATTGCTAGCGCTCAATACGAAATTCTAGATGCTGATATTGGAACTTACTTTATTCGTGTTTACAGCTTAAATCCATTACGCATACCATCAACAGATTTCGCAGACATTACGGTTAATACTGTTGGCAAAACTGAAAAGCCAGCCGATGTGCAAGATGTTTCGCTTATACCAATAAATGAATCAAGCGCAATCTTGCAATGGCAACGCAGTACAGAACTTGATGTATTGATTGGCGGTAAAGTATTGATCCATCATGATATTGCAACATCTGGCGCGGCATGGGATACATCGCAAGAGATCATCTCATCTGCTGCTGGCAGCCAAACCCAGAAGCAAGTGCCGCTGCTATCTGGCACGTACTTATTAAAGTTCGAGGATGACGGCGGCAGGCGCAGCCAAACGGCAACAGCTATCACGGCTGATGCAACTAAGCCATTACCAAGATCACGGATATTTGATGTTGGCGGCGAAGGCGATTTCAATTTCCCTGGCACAAAAACAAATATGACATATGACAGCGGGTTTGATGCTTTAATATTAACAAGCGTTACAGCGGTTGGCGAATACAAATTATTTTTAGACGACAATAGCCCGTTAGACCTTGGCGCAATATATGATATCAATATTGAACGCCGTATTACGGCTGCTGGCTATAGCGCAGTATCGCTGTGGGATAGCCGCACAGATGATATTGATAGCTGGGAAGATGTCGATGGCGCGGTTGCCGATAAAGTTAATATTGCTATGTATGTGCGTGCCACAAATACAAACCCAACCAGCTCGCCAACCTGGGGCACCTGGCGTGAATTTAGTAATGCGATAATACGTGGCCGCGGATTTGAGTTTAAGATTATTGCCGAGAGTTATGACGTATCGCAAAACATACAAATATCAGACCTTGAAGTAGTGATCGAATTACAACAACGAAGCGAAAACTCAGCAGCAATCACAACATCAACAGCAGCCTATAATGTAACGTTTACGCAAGCTTTTTATGCTACGCCTACTATTGGGATTACACCCTACAACATGGCGCATAACGAGGATTTCACTATCACAAATAGAACACGTACTGGATTTACCATTGAGTTTAGGCATGGCGGTTCGGCTATATCTCGAACGTTCACCTATACTGCCGTAGGCTATGGAGGCGTAATTTAATGGCACAGGCTGATTACAATCTCGCAAACCAGTCGGGTTCAGCTTTTCGCAGTGAGTTAAATAGCACGCTATCAGCGATCCTTAGCCTTAATAGTGGCAGCACTAGTCCCGTTACTACTGTTGCGTATTCGCTATGGGCTGACACCACAACCGGGCTGCTAAAAATCCGAGATAGCAGCAACACTTCTTTTATTACGATCGGCGCGTTAGGCAGTGTCAACCTTGGCCTGGCGGCATTAGCCAGCCCAACATTTACTGGTACGCCACTAGCACCAACGGCATCAGCAGGGACGAACACTACGCAAATTGCAACGACAGCTTTTGTGACGGGGCAATTTGTACCTGTAACCGGCGGCACAATCACCGGCAATATTACGCTTAATGCCCAGTCTGATGTCAGATTTGGCGATGCTGATAGCAGTAATTTTGTTGCACTCCAGGCACCTGCCACAGTTGCAGCAAACCTGACATTAACCTTGCCTGCAACAGATGGCAGCAGCGGCCAAGCATTAACAACAAATGGCTCCGGCGCCTTAAGTTTTGCCACCATTGGTGGTGTTCCAACTGGCGCAGTATTTCATTTTGCTGCTAGCACAGCGCCAACAGGATTTTTAAAAGCTAATGGTGCCGCAGTAAGTCGCACCACGTTTGCCGCATTATTTGCTGTTACCGGCACCACTTACGGCAGCGGTGATGGCAGCACAACATTCAACGTGCCTGATCTGCGTGGTGAATTTATACGTGGCTGGGATGATGCCCGTGGCATTGATGCGTCAAGGGCAATCGGTAGTGCGCAATCGTATGCAACCGCTAGGCCGCAAACCACTACGCCTTCAAAGCTTTTAAGTGACGGCACTACTACCGCTCTGGAGTCAGCATCAAACCCATCGGCTATTGGGTTTGTCAGGACATCCAACGCAGGGGAGAGCATCACGGCAGGCAGCATAGATTCAACAGGCAGCGGCACTGAAATGGACGTTGTAAATGCTGTTGCGGGTGATGCTGAGACCAGGCCACGTAACGTGGCATTGCTAGCCTGCATCAAGTTCTAGCAGTTAGACTAGGGGCACCAACAGCCTGAGCCGTGATCGAAATTCTCAGTGCTGTAGCAGGCGCAAGCATCAGTGTGGCGGCGAT